GAGTTTGCCCGAATTAACGCTTCTGGAGTGTAAGTCATTAGACCCACAGAGAATGAAGAAAAAACGTAAAATCACAACAAATAATATCAAGTGATAGTATTTGATGTGATTTTATTTAACTATCGTAAAAGATAAAAAAATGATTTTTGTTAAAAAACAAGATTATGAAAGAGCTTCATTTTGGAGAGATATTGAAAGAGAGTTAAATAAAATTAAATTAGGGAATCATAAGTTAATAGATTTTATTAATAAATATAAATATGAACGATATAGTAATATCAGAGTAATAGTACCTTATGAAGATGTTTATGAACTCATAAAACCATTAGACGTAATTTATCAAAGAAAAGAAAAAATAGAAAAACTTCGATCTAAATTATAACTATATAGATTAGTTCTTTAAAAATATGGGGGTGTCTTGGATTTGATTATATAGGGAAATAATAAGACAGCAATTATCGCATTATCTAGAATGGCGATTAATAAATTAATGGGTAACAAACAATAAATGGCGAAGCACACACGCATATCGTTTCTTCTAAATCAACTATATCAGTTACTGGAACTGTAGTTGAGAGAGAAGTTTCCGTAGCCTAAAACAGCAAAACCAGAAACCTTTTTAGTGAACTATTTATAAGGTTAATATAAAATGTTTAGTGGATTTAATAATTACCACCCAAAAATTATTTATTTTTGTTTTATTTAGAAAAATAAAACTATAATTGTAGACGTTTTTTAAAGACTATGTAAGACGAGATTTCGAATATCTCCACCTCCACTAACCTGTAACTCAATTAGTTACGGGTTTTTTATATAATATATTGACTTTTTTTATGTTTTTATATAATATGGTTCTAAAAAATTTATATATAGAATAAAATAAATATAAAAATATGGCATTAGAATTATTACGAGTTGATCCAGCAACGTCTGAGACAACATTAGCTGATCCTACATATTATGGGTATGCTACACCAGGAACTCTAGATGATGAGGCTAAATGGTCTATTAAAAAGAGAGTTGTTGTTAGTGGTGTTGCACAATATCAATATCCTTATACATCAGGGACAACAATGGCAAATACTTATCCTGCAATTGAAGCTAATAATATAACATATCTTAAAGCTTCTGGTTGTGTTTGGGTAGATAGAAGTGGGTATACATATCAATAAAAAATAAAATATAAAAAATGAAAAAATTTAGTTTATTAAAAGAATATATTAAACCAAAGTATGATTCTAAGGATCAATTAAAAAATGAAATTTATAATATCATTGATAATGAGATAGCATTAAAAGTAACGAATGAAAAATATTTGAACTCTGATATAGATATTCATGGAAAAGAAGAATTAGTCGAAAAGATTAAATCTTTGATTGATGATGTTAGAATTAAAGAAAGAACGTTAACATTAGAGATAGTTAAAGCAAATGTTCATAGAAACTTTGATATGAAATGGTTAAATGACCAAATTAATACTCTTAAAAATTTAAAAACTACATCAAATATTGAATTGAATGAAGAAATTCAAGATATGGATGATATTCAACCTATTCAACCAGTACAACCTATTCAACCAGTACAAGTTGCTGAGTTACCACAAGGAACGGAAGAAGTACAAGACACAGATGTTTTAGATACTAATAAAGATAGACGTAATTCGGATGTGACACATTATATTGCCAAGAAAATGAATGAAGTTAAAAAAATTGGTGATTTTAAATTTGAATATGAGCCATCTGATGGTATTTTGAGGTTTGTTAATGATGATGAAGGAATTATTGTTAAAGCAACCCCATTTTATACAGAAGATGATGATTTACCAATTGAAGTGTTTGATGAAAATCAAGTTGATACTCATATTTTTATAGAAAATAGAAATTTTGATGTCAATGAAATAGCTTTTGATAAATATCAAGAAATAATGGAAAAATTCTTAATTGAGGAATTTGAAGATTGGGTAGAAAGAGTTAATAAATTTGACGAAAAAGGTGGTGATAGTCCACAAGTACAATAATAAATAAAAAAGAGGCTTATTAAGCCTCTTTTTTATTTGATTTCGATTTCGATATTATCTAATTTTGTTTCTTCCATTTTAGGAACAGTGACATTCAATATCCCATCTTCCATAGATGCTGAAATTTCATTTTTATTAATTCCTTTTGGTAATGAGAAATTTCTTTCAAAACTAGATTTATAGAATTCTCTCCTGTAGTAACCATCTTTTTCTTCTTCGTTATTATTTTCAACATTAGATGATATTTTCAATATGTCATTTTCAATTTTAATTTTTATATCATCTTTTTTGAAACCAGGTGCAGATAATTCAATCAAATAATCATTATCTGTTTCTAAAACATTAGATAACCCTTTTGATTCAAATAATCGTGATGGTTGATACTCAAAATCATTATCAAAAAACTTTTTTGCGAAATCCAAAAATGGATTTTCATTTCTTGTAATTAAACTTCTATTCATAACTTTTTACTTTTTATTTTTATAAGGTAAAAACCTTTATTATTTTAAAAATATATTATCAAGTATTATTCCATTATTAAAAAAATATCATTTTTGTCAAAATATAAATAATTTGTGTGTCATTTTGTCAGACATTTTATTATTGTCAATTATAAACAATTATATAAAAATGATATACATAAATAAAAAGAATAATTATATATGATTAATATGAATCTCGTAATTGATGGAAATTTCCTATTGTATAGGTCTGTCTTTATTTTACATAAATTAAAAACCTTATATGGTGATTTAGAAACCTTATTATTGAATGATTTTAATAATATTTCAAATTCATACTCATTTAACAAGATATATTTTATTTCAGATAGTAAAAGAAGTTGGAGAAAGGATATTTATGCTGATTATAAAGCAAAAAGAAAAAAAGAACAAGATATAGATTGGGAATTTGTCTTTGATACATTTGATAAATTCAAAGAATCAATAAAAAATAGACATAATTGCTTACTATATCAAATAGATCCATTTGAGGGTGATGATATTATTGCACATATTGTAAATGAATCAAATAAAGAAGGTTATTCTAATTATATTCTAACAGCTGATGGAGATATTCACCAATTGTTAAGATTTAGTGTGGTGGGTAATTATATAAATATGATGTATAATCATAAATTTAATAATGAGAAATTATTTGTACCTGAAAACTACGGTATTTTTCTAAAACATATTGAAGAAAATTGTGATGGTGGAGATATTTTTGATTTGAGTGATGATATGGAATTTATAAATTATTTTGATAAAGTTACAAGTAGAGCTACTATTGTACCAGTTAATAATGAAGAATCATATTTTAAAAAAATTGTTGCTGGTGATACTGGTGATAATATTTTGAGTGTGATTAGATTTAAGAAAGAAAGTAGGGGTATTGGTGAAGCTGGTGCAAGTACGGTGTATTTTATGTATAAACAAAATTATCCAGAGGATATTGATTTTGATTCTGATAATTTTGTTGAACAATTAACTAGAATAATAGCGGTATATAAGAAAAATAAAGATGGTGATTTTAAATATAAAGTTGCAGAAAATATTAAGTTTTCCAGAATATTGACAAGGTTAGATGGGAAGTATTTACCAAAAAAATATCAAAAAAAGTTATTCAATTATGTTAAAATTTGAAAACATTTACTAATTTTTGATATACATTAAACTATAAATTATAATAAAAGAATATATGAAAGATGATATGTTTTGGTATAAGTTTCAACCAAAGAGTTTAAAAACAATAATATTATTACCAAGAATTAGAGAAATGGTTAAGGGTGGTTTAAGTACCAATATGATTTTTTATAGTGAATCACCAGGAACAGGTAAATCAACTTTAGCAAAGATATTATGTATGGGAACAGATAATATTGAGTTTAATGCATCACAAGATACGAGTGTTAATATTTTGAGAGATCAATTAAAATCACATTGTAAGAGTTTGAACCCATTTATGGGGAAAGGTGCAAAAAAGACAATTTTTCTTGACGAATTTGATGGTGTTTCTTCTGAATATGAAAAAGCAATGAAAGGGTTTTCAGATAAGTATCAGCATGTTAGATTTGTATTAACTACAAACTTTATCCAAGATATTGACGATAAAATTATATCAAGATTTAACAAAATTGATTTTACCCCTAAAAATAAAGAAGAAATTGATTATTTACAATTAATGTATTCTAAGTATTTAATAGCAATTGCCAAAAAAGTTAAATTAACTATTACAGAGGAAGAAATTAAGAAAATTATAATGCTTAGTTTCCCTGATTTAAGAAGTGCTGTTCAGAAACTACAAGAAGTTTTTATAACAAAGAACACTAAACAATTTAAGACAATTTCGGCATCTGGGTATGATGATATTTTTGAGTTTGTTATGAATGGACGAAATAATATTGAAGAAAATTACAAATATGTAATAAATAATTTTCAAGATAACCCATTAGAGTTAATGAAAGCATTAGGTAGACCATTGTTTAATAGGTTGATGGATATTGATAATCAAAACTTAATTAAACAAGGTGCGATTTTAATAAGTTTACAGAAATCTTACAATGAGAAATATGGTGATACAATTGATCCTGTTATACATTTGATTTCATATATAACTGACATAAAAGAAATATTAAAAAATGGATGAAATAATAGAATTTATATTTGATAATTTATCAGATGAAGAGGTGGGTTATTGTGATAATTTTCTAATTGAAAATATAGTAATGAAATATTTATTTGAGTTCGATACTGACAAAGTTAGATATAAGATATTGAGTGATATAAAATTTTATTTGAAGATTCGACAAGAAGAAATAAATATAATGTTATAAAAATGAATTATACTAGTTATATAGCAGAAAATTTAGATAAAAATTTGAAATATGCTGAATATATTGCAGATAATTTAGATAAAAATATCGATTATAGTAGTTATATAGCAGAAGCTCTAGGTAATAGTTTTGAAAAACAACGAAAAATTATAAGAGAAGAAAGAATTAATAAGTTGAATAATCTTGATAACTTAAATAATGAGTGATTTTTTTAAAATAGAAGATAATTTATATGAAAATTCAATAACTAATTCAGAGTATTTAATTAAATCCACATTTAACATAGATATTAATATTGTTGATGATATTATAATAGAAATTAAAAAGTTAGAAAAAATAAGAAAAAAAAAACGGTAATATTTATGGTGAATTAGATCATGTTAATAATATTGATTTTGGTTTATCAATAAATGGTATTTCTCATATTATAACAAATTTTGAATATGATGTACCTGTTCAATTACAACGAAAAGTTAAATTGTGTAAATTAGAAGGTAAAAAAATTGATGAAAAAATACCATTATATGTCTATATTAAACTTTTAAATACACTTACTGGTAAAGAAGCTCGTGAATTTATGGATGATGGTTTATGTGTAAGGACATGTATTAAATGTGATGCTGTTGATGGTAAAATATCAATACAAAAAATAAATATATTTATATAAGTGGAAAATAGTGTTAAAAAATGGATGAAAGAATGGACACATTTACATAATAGACAAAAAATTAAAACAATGACACTAGATTTAGTTCCTATTGTTCCTCATAGTAAACCAACAGGAATACTTTATTATATGGACTTCTGGTATGATACAATAGGTGATAAGAAAGAATTACGAAAGAAAAAATTAAATATTTTAATTAGACCAGACAAATTAGAATATATAGATAAACTAATAAAAAATAACTAAACAATATGGATGATATAAAAATGTTCAAAGAAAAAATTATTAACGATTATATTTATGCTAACATAGACTTAACTCATGCTAAAGTTAGTGATATTAAAAATGGTTTAAGACAAGTATTAGGGGAAGAACCTGGTGTTAAGTTTAACTATGAAGAAAACATGAAAATTAATGAAGATAGCGGAAAAGTTGAAAGATTAGACAATGAATTAGAATCAGTAGAAATTTATTACACATATATTGGATCAGATAATATGCCACATGCTGCTCATTTAAAATATGTTGTTAATTAATGCAAAATATAAAATCAAAAATCTTTAATTGGGATAATCTACAAAATCAGATTATTATATGGAGAAGTCAAAACAAAAAAATTGTATTTACAAATGGGTGTTTTGATATTCTCCATTTAGGTCATATAGAATATCTTTCTAAGTCTAAGGACTTGGGAGATATTCTTATTGTTGGCTTAAATTCTGATTCTTCTCCATATTGGAAAGAAAAAGGTGAAAATAGACCAATTAACAATGAAAAATCAAGAAGTGTTCTTATTGCTTCATTAATGTTTGTAGATGCTGTTGTTTTATTTGATGATGAAATTCCATCTGATATTATTGATTTTATAAAACCTGATATATTAGTTAAAGGTAAGGATTATAAACCAGAGGACGTAGTTGGGTATGATAGTGTTGTTTCTAATGGGGGTGAAGTTTTAACGGTAGAATTAACAGAAGGTTTTTCTACTACAAATATTTTAAGTAAATTATAGATTATATTTTCTCATTTGTTTTGCATCTTCTAAGCTGATACCTCTTTCTTTATATCCATCTTTAATATACCAATAATTAGTATGATAATATGAATTATTATCTTCATCATCATAATATATCATTTCATCTCTTAATAATTTATCAAGAGAAATACTATATGTTAAATCATAAACATTAGGATCACTTTCCACACCTTTTTTTATAATATCATTTGAATTGTTTGTGTTATATACCATTTGATTCCAATCACTTGTTATTTCACCACTATCTTCCCATAAATCAACCCAAGAGATAAAATCACTATTTTTATCTTTAACTAACACAAAAAACATTTCACCATTATCTTCATATTTTACAACAATTGGATCATAATTAGAAACAATTCTATCTATTTCTTCTTCTAATTCTTTATCATATTCATATGTTTCAAACTTTTTAATATATTTCATAATATAACTTTAATTCTTTTTTTTCCGTTTTCAAAATCTTTATTCCAAACTATTCTAGTTTTATCATCTTTAAAATCATCAAATTCAACCCAAATTTGTTTGTTTTTATTATTATATCCAGTTAGGTTTTCTTTAATATAACCTTTACCTTTTATTGTTACTTTTTTACTTTCTGATTTTATTATTTTAAAATCTGTTACTAATAATTTAGGATTATTTTTTATATCTTTCACTATAATTTTGTAGTCAACATTTACAAATTTTCCTGTGTTCTCGAATATGTTAAATTTTGTTATCATATATTATATTTTGTTATATCTTTTTTTTAGTAAGTATTCTTTAACTTCTTTAGGTGTTAAAAAATCGGATATTTCCCATCTATTTACTTTTATTGAGTTATTATACCCAGGTATTATTTCATCAAATTCTATTTCAAATGGATATTCATCATCATTATCTTCATCATAATTTGCATCAATTGATATTATTTTTCCAATTTTATCATTAATAAATTCTTCAACAAACCTATCAAAACTACCAGCATAAATACGTACATAATCACCTATTTTTGGTATAACTGCGGACTCAAATATTTTAAATTTTGTTATCATATGTTATATTTATTTGAGTTTAATAATATTTCCAATTCATTTTTATTTGGTGTCCAATACTTTAATTTTTCTATTTTGAATTCTCCTTTATTTTGATATAAATAGTTTTCTTGTATATCTTCTGGGACATTTTCAAATTTTATAGTATAAATGTTTGATGTACCACCGTGTTCATATTGTATATCTATTATTTGTCCAATGTTAGAAGAAATAAAATTTAACCACATTTTAGGTTTAAATTGATATTCATTTTTATTGATTATTACATAATCATTTACTTTTGGTAAAATACTAATTTCTTCAAATAGTTTAAATTTTGTTATCATAAATTATATTTATTCATATTTTTTAAAGCTTGAATGCTATTTTTAATCTCATATTTATATTTTTTATATAAATCAGGATGAACTTCAAAACTATTCTCAATTGCTTCTTCATCGTTCCAATCAATATCTTCATCATATCCATCAATAAACAATTCATAGAAATTTCTAAAATTATTATTCATTAGATCCTCTTGAAATGTGTATAATAATTCATTTATACCTTCAGTGTATGATATTGATGCTTCATTTCGTTTCTTCTCTAATGTATCAATTAAATCATCAACTTCGTATATGTCTTTTATGTATTGTTGTAATTTTTTTAAATTTTTAATCTTTGATATTTCAACAATGGTTTTTTTGTTATAATCAAGGTCAGTTTTACGTATGTATGTTTCTATATTATCTAAGGGTGCATCATTTTGTCCCCATTCATAAATATAATCATTTGTCTCTGTAGATAAATTTGGTGATTTTCCAATATCTGTTAGTGTACCAAAAGAGTCTGTGTCTAAATATTTTGAATAATTTTCGTTGATTTGATTAAACTTTTTGATTTTCATATGTTGTATATATAAATATTTAAAAATAAAAAACCCTACTTTTAAAAATAGCAGGGTTCTGTTTTATTAACAACTATGAATTGATTAATTAGGATTTTATTCCTATATTATTATACATTAAAAACATAAAAAAGTTTAATTTATTTTATACAACATTTTTTTTATATATAATAGTAAATAAAAAAGTTTTTCAATGAATATAGGCAATGAATATAATTACGATGATAATTTTGTTAGAATGACGACTGTTGCATTAACAAGTGTTTTAACTAAAAGAATTAGATGGATCAATCGTTGGGCAGATGGTAAGAAGATTAGAGTTTTAATCCCTTTTTATACATCGTTTGCTGGACAAGAAAGATTTATGTTAGATGCGTTTGTTGATGATGTTTCAAGTACAAGAGTAGAAATGAATACTGATCAAAAACAAAGAGGTGTTGTTACATTTAAAGGTGGATCACAACGAAATGATGAATTTGCAAACCCAAATGAATATTTAGCTAAAAGTAGTAAAATTAATGGAGAATTTAAAAGTATTGTAAGTAGAACTAAAGCTATACCTGTGACCCTTAATTATGAAGTAATGATAAAATTGGACAATGAATGGGAAGCTGATACGTGTTATAATAAAATATTAGATGTTTTATATACATATTATATTTTTAATATAAATTATTTTGGTATTAAAATTGACGCATTTTTTGGATTACCTTCTGAATCTGGAATTGAAATACCAAGAGAGATAAACTTAGGATCAGATGATACTATATCAGTTAAGTTTAATTTAGAAGTTAATACTTATTATCCAGTATTTAAAGTTAAAGAAGAAGATTTTGAAATTTGTGATAATGATGATTCTATTGATTGGGATTTCTTAGGTGTTAAAAAACCAGACGGTTCTGAAATTGGTAGTGCAGATGGAGCATTAAAAAGAGTTCATTGGTATCATAATTTATTGGAAAATAGAACTAAAGAAGAAATAATAACTGAGAATGAAAATAATAGGGACGATGAAATTGATAATATGGAGTAATTAATAAACTTTTGTGTCAAAAAAAACTTCAAAATGATCTTTAGAATACCATCCTGTTTTTGGTCTAACTTCTTCTAATCTTTTACCACCTGTGCTTTTATCATCACCACCAAACATTGATGTACTGATAGATTCAACTCTAAGTCTTAAAGATTCTTTTTTTAATACTTTTTTCCAATCTCTTACAGATGTTTTAACCCAAGTGCCATTTTTATCAATAATTAAATTGTGTTTGACATCTGTTAAGTGATGCCATATCAAATCTTCATTTTTAACATTGAATTTATGTATTATTTTTTTCAATTTTTCTTTTCTCACTTTTTCATATTTAACCCAATCGAAATTTTCAGATGTACTATCTTCTTTAACTTTTTTAGGTATAGCAACTTGATCTGGTTGTGTTTTATCTATTGATCCAATTAAAAATAATTCTTGAAATCTTATTGGCATAGCATAAAACCCTTTTGTAGAAGGGGGTGCATGAAAACTATCTTTATCATGACCTTGTTGTTTGGTTAAATGTAATCTACCATACCTAATAAATGTATTATCAATATCTTTTTTCATTATTTACAAAGATAATAATATTTTTGAAAAAAACCAGTTTTTTTATTTAATATATAATTCTGAATTAAATTAAAAAATAAAAAAACCTGCAAGATATGAAAATAATTAATGATTTTAAAAAATTTTTAAATGAGAATTTAGAAACATCTGATATTAATGTTATTATAGATGTATCATCTACAATGAGACCTTCAGATATTGATAGATTACCACAATTAATAGATTGTGATGAATGTCAAAAAATAAATATCATTTTAGTTAATACTGAAGTGGTAAAAGTTGATGTTATTTCTGATTTTTTAGAATTAGGTGATGTGTTTAAAACTGCACCATTAAATGGTGGTGGCACAGATTTACAACCAGGTATTAAATATATACTTGATAATGGATTAGAAAATAATAAAACATATATTGTTTCTGATTTTTATTGTGAACCATTAGATTATTCTGGTGTATCAGAATATGAAGAAATAAAAATATAAAAACAAAAAAAATAATTAGAAATATGAAAAATTTAAAAAAATTTGAAGATTTTAATTCAGAGTCAGCATTTAGAAGTTTATCATTTCCAACAGAAAAAATTAATAATTTTCTTAATAAATGGGAACAAAATAATATTGATATTAAAAATACATTTGAAAAAGGCCGTGTTACATATGTTGAATTTTATACAACAGATGATTTTAAAAAAGCGGCAATTTTAGCACAAGAAATTGTTTAAAAAAAACAAAAAAAATAAAAATAGAAATATGAAAAATTTAAAGTATGATTTGTTTAATTTTAAAAAAGACCTTCCAATAGAAGACTACGAATTAAACACAATAGTAGAGAGTTACATTAGTAATTATGATAAATTTTCTGAAAAAGAACTTGTTTCTTCATTGAAAGAAACTTTAACACCATTTGCATGGGATTCTAAGGTTAAAATGTTAGTTGAATCTTTGGAAGATGAAATTAAAGGAGAACCGTTAAATTACAATTTGAAAGATTTGTATAAAAAAGTAGAAAGAAAAAATCACGGACAAATGTATCGTCCAGCATTAAGTTCTATTCTTAATATTATTAACATGACCGATAATGATACAAAAATGACATCTATTATCAATGAATTAGTTATTCACGATTGGATTCCAGAAGTAAAATTATTTTTAGATGGGTATATGAATAATCCTATTCAAAGACAAAATTTAGTTAATTCAGGTAAAGCATCTAAGGTTTTTACATTAGTTGAAAAAACTGAAAATGGTAATTTAGTATTTATGAAAGATCGTTGGTTTTTAATTGATGAGCATGAAGTTAAACAAACGCTTTTAGAAGATCATATTAAAGATGTGGATAAACTAAGAGAGTTTAGAATGTTAGAAAAAGTTATGAGTATTGGTGATGTTCAGGAAGATTCAATATCTTTTAGACTTGATGAAAACTTAATCCTAAGTCTTTCAACAAAAGATGATAAAGATGTATTTTTAAATGAGGAAAAATTAGATAAAGAAACTACATTAGAAAATTTATTTAATTCAAAAATTATTCCTTGGTTGAAAAAAGATTATTATGCATTATCAAGTGTAGCTGCACAGAATATTGATAAATTCGTTGATTTAGATATAGCATTAAAAATTGAAAATAGATTGCACCCACATTTAGAAACTTTTGTTATTAATTATAATGATAAGATGTATGTTTATAATAAAGATGCAAGAACTGGTACTGCTTTTTATGAGTATAATTCAGCTAATGATTTAATTAATGATGTTCAACGAGAATTGGATTATGATTTATCTAAATTTTTAGAAAATAAATTATCAAAAGAGATTAAACATCTTAGAACATTAGAAGATAAGGAAATGGAAATAAAAGAAAGTATTAAGAATATCGATGAAGCTCTAGCATTATTAAAAGAAAATGAACAATTAGTAAATGAAGATGAGAATTTAACTAAAACATTTAAAGAATTGTTAGTATCTAAACATGAACTTTATGAAAATTTAAGAGCAGTTAAAGAAGATAAAATTAAAGCAAAAAGGATGGTTATTTAATAATTAATGAATTTTATTAAAAAAGGTTCTACAAAAAATGTAGAACCTTTTTTTGTGTTATTTAACAAAATATATATTATGTTTATTATTTTTATAAACTTTTCATTATTAGAATCATATAAATATTGTTATTTTTATTTAATCTTATTAAAAATAACGAATTAAAGGCAATTAAAGGCAATCAATATACATTAACTGAAATAAGGTTTCTACTTATAATACAACAACCAAAAAAAATAATGTGATATATGGCTAGATACATAGACGATACTGATTTTTTTTACGAAATAAAGTTATCAAAAGGCAAAGGAAAATTAACCAAAAATGCTGAAAATATGATAATAAAAATAGGTGAAGAAATGATAAAAAAATTCGAGAGAAAATATAAAACAATAGATGATAAATATGATTGTATGCAACAAGGATTATTGATGATGTTTCAAAATTGGCAAGGATTTAATGAAAAAAAATATAGTTCAGCTTTTCCTTATTTTTCTGAAATATGTAAAAGAGGAATTGCTGGAGGTTTAAATGTTATTTATCAGAAAAAAAATAACCAAGATTCACCAAAAATGATAAGTCTTAGTCATTCAAATGATGGTAAAGGTTTACACAATATTTAATTTAACTTATTAATTTTTATATATAAAGAAAAAGGACAAATAATTATGGCTTTATATGATTGGGTAAGGGACGAAGGGTTTATTACTTCAAATCCAATACCGTCAAGAACTACATATGGAAATGATGAATCATTTATTATGTTAGTTAGAGATATACAATTTCAAGATGTCAAAAGTGGGGGTTATACTAGATTTCCAACTTTGTATGATGTTGCATTAGCAAACAACGGTAAGAACTATATTGCCGTGACAGATAATACTAGACTTGTACAAGATCCTCCAAATATAAATAAATTAAAAGGTGGCTATTGATATGAAACACGTAAAAAAATATGAATTTTTTACTTTTAGAGATATGAGAAGTGGGGATTATATTTTAAGAAAAAATGTTGATATGCAACACTATAAATATATTTTTGATAATAGTGATTATGAAAAAATTATAGATTATTTATCAAATACAATAGGTGAAATATGTACTATTTATACTGACAATAAGATAAAAGTAAAATATAAACCAACACAAGAATATTTGAAATTTTTTAAATATGATAAAAATGTTGGGTATTATATAACATTAAAAGTTAAAGATGTATTAGATTTTTCAAGTAATAAGGAAGATTTAGAAATGATTATTCAATCAAATAAATATAATTTATAATTATGAAACATTTAAAAACATATGAAAGTTTAGATACAAATAATTTAAAAGTACAAGAAGTTATTTTAAAATATGGTAAAGAAGATGCTGCTAAATTTTTAGATTTTTTATTAAAAGGAAAATATATAATATTTAAACAAAGTATGTTTACTAAAACTGGTAATTATGAATATGCTGATAATGGTGGTGAAGTGACACGAATTTTTTATATAGATAATAGTGGTTGTATGATTGCTAGATTAGATGAAGATAATACATATTTGGATTTGATGATAAATCGTTCAGTAGTATATTATGAAAAAGGTGATTTAGATATTGATGCGGCAGAAATGATATTAACCACAGATAAATATAATTTATAATGTATAGAGCAAAATCAAGAAATAGGAAATATAAACAGGGAGTATATGTAATTCAAAATCAAGAAAAATATATTGGGAAGATTCCAGTAATATATAGAAGTTCTTGGGAATATGCGTTTTGTAAATTTTGTGATATTAATAAAAATGTTATAAAATGGTCATCAGAAGGATTTTATATCCCATATCACATAAGTAATGATATTGGTCAAATAGAAATACATCGTTATTATCCAGATTTTTATATTGAAACAATTAATCCAAATGATAAAGAAAGACACAATAGAATAGTAATAGAGATAAAACCAAAGAAGGAAACATCACAGCCTATACCCCCAAAGAAACAAACATTAAAGATGTTAGAAAATTATGAATATTCTTTAAGAATGTTTAAAAAGAATTTACATAAATGGGTACATGCGAAGGAGTGGTGTGATAAAAGACATATTGCTTTTAAAATTATAACTGAAGAATGGTTAAAAGATAAAGGGTTAATTCCTTAATAAATTATAATAATATATACTATTATGAAATTTAAATTCACTGAAGAAGTTAAGGCACTTTTTACTCAATATCAAAAAAACATAAAAGTGATAAAGGATGAATCTACTTTAGAAATGTTTACATATATTTTAAGGAAACCAAATAACCAAGTTAGAATTACTAATATTAATAAAGTGACAACAGGTAAATTTTATATTATTAGATATAATTTTAATGGTAATAAAATATGGTGTCCAATATTAACAATACCTCCAGTACCAAATAAGAATGAATTAGGTGTTTTAGAACGACAATTAAAGATACGAAATATTAAAAAAATATTATATGCTATAAATTTTGATTATTTACCACTAAGATATAAGGCATTGCTTATAGATCAAATTATTATAAGTAATCCAGATAGATATAATAAAAATGAAGATAAAATAGCAAATGGTGAACTTGTTTCAAAAGAATATGGATTTAGAATTCCTTGGATTTATACATTTTTAAAAAAATATAAAAAAAATTATGCAATAACAGCATATGATATATCTAAAATCGATAGAGTATATGATATTTCATCAACAATATTACAACGATTTGTTTTTATTGATACATATTATATTAATAAAAGAATGATGTATGAAACACTAACTAAATTACAAAACGAAAAAACTAGAACGGAATTTTCTAAGAAAATAAAAAAGTATGAGGAAATATTAAAAATGTATGAAACAGATGTAGAACATTTTTATGAATCATTAAGAGGTTTTGAGAAAAATTTAAAGTTAATGGAGAATATCTAAACGGACTTTTCTATTTTAATATATAATAAAAATTAATTGAATTAATGGCAACATATAATAGACATAATCAACCAAACTCAATGTACGAATTTGGAAAAGGTAGTACAGGAAGAAGTTTTAGTAATAAATTACTTAGAAAGATAAGTAATTTTGGGATGGATGACCAAGAAATGGTTGTTAAGAATAGTCAAGCAATTGGTGCATTTCAAGACACGAGCAATTTACTTTATGAACCTGGTACTAATATGTATGACCTTTTTAGTAAAAAAATTATATCAAAAATATTAGAAAAGAAATCAATAGCGTATTTAGATAGAAGATATTTAGATAAAAGAAAAATTTTACATCAATATGCTATTAAGGAAGAAATAAAAGATTATGTGACAAGAATTGCAGAGGAATGTGTAAATTATGATGATGATAATTATTTCTGTGGTGTTGCAGATATTCCTGATAGTTATGATCAGGCAATGAGATCAAAATTTCAAGATAATTTTAGAAGAATTTACAATTCATTTAATTTTAATGATGGATTAACAGCTTGGAATTATATGAAAACTTTTTTGATTGATGGATTTTTAGCTTTTGAAATAGTTTATGATGATGATCAAAAAAATATTATAGATCTTAGTTTATTGGATCCATTAACATTGATTGTTGCAGCAGAGCCAGGGACAGGAACAGTTGTTTGGATTCAAAACCCAGATATTCCACAATTAAGGAGAGTTTTATTGGATGCTAATATTATTTATATATCATATTCTAATAATTTGGAGTATGATGAAACAAGTTATGTTGAAGGTTTAATAAAACCTTATAATCAATTAAAGTTGTTAGAATTTACAAAGTTAATGTATAATTTAAACCAAGCTTCAATTTATAAAAAATTTGTTATACCTGTAAATGGACTAACTAGGCAACAAGCAGAGCAACAAATACAACAACTTATGAGTGAATATCATGAAGATATTGAGTGGGATGATAGAACAGGAGTGCCTTATATTAATGGATCTACAAAAATACCACATTCAAAAGATTATTGGTTTCCAACATCTGAATTAGGAACACCAGATATGACAATTGAACAACCACAACAAGCAGAATTAAATGAGGATGTTACATTACAGTGGTTTTATAAAAGTTTTAAACGTGCATCAAAAATGCCATTTTCGAGATTAGATGAAGAACAAGGCGGTGGTAGTTTTTATGATGATACATCAGCTATTACAATGGATGAAATAAGATTTAAAAATTATATTAATCGTTTAAGAACATTATTTAAGGAAATTTTAGTTAAACCATTAAAAATCCAGATGATTTTAGATTTTCCAGAATTGCAAGCAGATAAAATTTTTGAAAGTTATATTAAAGTTGAATTTAATTCAAATGATTTATTTGAAGAGTGGAAGTATTTAAATAATTTAGCTAAAAGATCAGAAATAGCATCTACTTTATCCAGCAATTTACAAGATAGTGAAGGTCAGCCGTATTTTTCAATTGAATGGATTGTTCGTAATATTATGAAACTTACTGATAAGAACATAGAAGAAAATAATAAATATAAAATGTCAGGTGGTGTTGCTGGAGAAGGTTCTGGTGGTGGTAGTGGCGGCTTCGGTGGAGGCGGTGGTGACGACTTCGGTGGAGGTGGTGACGACTTCGGTGGAGGAGGTGGTGATGATTTCGGTGGAGGTGGAGAACCTGGTATTTCTGGAATGGAAGATATGGGTGGTAGTCAAGCTCAAGATATGGGCGGTGGTCAAGGACAAGCACAAAGCGGTGATGGGCAATCACAATTTTAAAAATAATTATATTTTAAATTTATATAATGAAATATATTAAAACAATTGAATTAAGAGAACTATCTATTATTAAAGTAGGAGATTATGTTATTTGTGATTCGGAACTAGATATAAGTGGAAATAAAACAAAAAATCCATATTATATAATAACGTCTATCGTTAAAAATAAATATAGTAAGGATTCAACATATACTTTATTAAATTTGATTGATAATAAAAAAATTGTGTTTGGTAAATATTCAAAATATTTTAGAAAATGTACAAAAGATGAAAAAGATAAAATAAATTTATTAATTAGTATAAATAAATATAATTTATAGTAAAAATTATTGAAACTAATAAAAATAATATAAAAATAAATTAAATAAAAAATGGGATTAGATAGAAGAATATTATCAATATTATATTTTAATGATATAGTTGATGTGAATGATGTAGAAGAATTTATTGGAGAAGAAAATAAATATTATATAGTTAAAGTTAAGGGGGAGATTAAAAAACTTAAAGTTCCTGGTGTTTCTTATGACGATGATGTTTTTTCTGAATTTGAATTAGAACAAGAACCTCCAGAAGTAGAATATAAAGACACATTTGTTCAAAAAACAGTAGAAGAAGAATTATTAGAAGCAGAAAAAGAAAGTAAAAATATATTATTATCTGTAACTAAGGAAGTTGTCATAACTGAAACTGTTATTGATAAACCAGTAAGTGAAGAAATAGTTTTAGAAAAAATTAAAAAGACAACTGAACATATTAAGGAAATAAAGGATAAAAAAATAATAGAACCTAAAAAAACTACTACAAAAAGAACAACTAAGAAAAAAACTACAACAACAAAAAGAAATAATTTATAAAATTATGGAATATATTTGAATCTTAAATTTCCACAATCATATATTTTATAATAATATCTACTTTTCATAATTTCTGATTCTGTTTTATTCTTATCATATCCATTTTTTATTAGTATATCTTTTCGAAAATTAAATCTATTTAATCTAATTCCAATATCTTTATGAAAATAATAATAATTTGCCTGTGTATTACCTTTGGGCGTAAATCCAAGAATTTTGTATAATTTACCATTTGAATAACTTCTATCAGCATAAGTTGTTATCTCTTTTGGTTTATAATTTTTAATGAAATATTTGAATAGTTTTGATGCGCCACCAATAATATTAGTATTTAATTTATTACAAAATCTAAGCAATTCAAATTCACTTTCATTGGTTGATTTCTTTCCCATAGCAATCCTTCTTTTCCCAAAAGTCATTAGGCTAACTAACTCGTTATCAAAAAATAATCCTAATTTAACTGTACTACCAACAAATCCGTGTAAGTGATTTTTATCTAAAAATTTTCTGATTAATTTATTGTCTATTACTTCTTTTATTTTAGTTTTTCTAGCATAAATTTTATTTGGAGTTTTATTTAACTTATTTAAAATTATAGATTTAACTATTACCTGTTTATTTTTCCAATTATCTTCCCAAATATTAATTATCTCAATATTTTTTTCTTTAAAATAATTAAGCTTATTTATGTGATATTCTTTTTCTTTATATAATTCTGAATGCCACCATAAACCATTACATTCAAATCCAATATTCAAATCTGGTAAAAAAATATCTATTTCATATTTATTTGGTTTATAATTATTTATAATTTTTCCTGAATATATTGATGATATGAATTTTTTTATGCTATTTTGAAAATCTGAAATATGATTATCAATTGGATTGCATATTGTACATACTGTGACACCAAATCTATTTCTTTGATTAAATAATGATCTGTGTATATTAAAAATGTGACCACATTTTATATTTTTTATTTTTAAATCATCTGCTTCACATTTTATTAATTTATATCCAATTTTTGATATTCTATTTGAAAAGTTTATATCTTTATTATCTTTTTTTGTTAAAATTATTTTTTTCTTAATTTGTGCAATTATTTTTTTATCTTGAGATATAAAATCGACATTATATTTTTTTTTAACTGTATTTTTTCTTTTATTATTAATGATATCTTTTTTTTCTTTTGAAAATAGACTTTTCGTTAATATGGATTTTTCTGTCATTGTTTTTCTATATTCAGTATCAAAATTACACTTTAACATATTTTTTATTCTACTTTGTTTAATATTATCGTTTTTATGTGAATGCTCTGCCGAACATTTTTTTGAACAAAATTTTCTATATCCTAAATTTAAGTTTCTAAATTTTAATTTATTTTTTTTGCAATTTGGGCATACAGGTAAAATATTTAGTTCATTTTTATATAACCAAATTCTTTCTGATAATGTTATATCATCATCAATATTTATTTTAAATATTTCAGTATAAAAAATAAAATTATTTTTAATTAAATAATTTTCAGTTATTCCTCTCATATTTTTTATTGGTATAGATCTCATGTATAATATTTTTATTTGTTATTATATATTAAATTCTGTGAATAGTTTTTTGTTTAGTGTGTTTATTTGTAACTAAATTTTAAATTTCCAGAATCATATATTCTAAAAATATTTCTATCTAACATTATTTGATGTTCAGTTTTATTAGGATCAAATCCTTCTTTGATTAATTTATCTTTACGATAATTAAATCTGTGTTTTCTAATACTATCAATAATATAATAATAGTTCGGTTGAGTTTTACCTTGTGATTCAAATTCAAGTGTTTTATATAAATTTCCATTTGAATGTCCCCTATCAGCATAAGTAGTTATTTCTTCTGGATTATAATTTCTAATAAAATATTTGAATAGTTTTGATGCGCCACCAATAACATTAGTATTCAATTTATTACAAAATCTTAACAACTCATATTCATTTTCATTAGTTGATTTCTTTCCCATAGCAACCCTTCTTTTCCCAAAAGTCATTAGGCTAATTAATTCATTATCAAAGAATAATCCTAATTTAATTTTTGATCCAACAAATCCTTGAATATGGTTTTTATCCAAAAATTTTCTAACTAATTTATTATCAACGATTTTTTTAATTTCTGTTTTTCTGGCATATATTTTATTAGGTGTTTTATATAATTTATTTAAAATAATAGACTTAACTATTTCTTGTTTGTTTTTCCAATCATCTTCCCATATATGAATTAATTGTATTCCTTTCTTTTCGCATTCTTCGGTTTTATTTAGATGATAATTTTTATCTTTATAAAGTTCATTATGCCAATATAATCCATTAAATTCAAATGCTATTTTTAATTCAGGAATATAGATGTCTAATTCATACGGATTTATAATATTTTTATAGTTTTTATTACATTTATAATTAGTGTGTTTTGTTATAAAATCATATAACATAGACTCCATTATAGATGAATGTACTGAACCGATTGGGTTACAAAATGTACATATATTTACTTGTAAATTATATCTGGTGTAAAATGATTTTTTATATATTTCAAATTCTTTATCACATATATCACAATAGAATATAAATTTATCACCTTCACAATTTATTAAATTTTTATATTTTTTTTGTAATTTTATTAATAGATTTTTATTAATATTTTTTTTAAAATCTTTATGTTGTGATATAAAATTAACGCCATAATTAATAAAACATGTTTCTTCTTTTTTTCTTTTAATGTGTTCTAATTTTGAAATGTTATTAACATTATATTTTTTTTGTATTGTTTTTTTTGATTTTTCTTTTATTTCGTCAGAAGATAACCCCCATTTAACTCCATATTTTTCTATAAATGTATTTATTTTTTTACTTTTTATTTCAGGACTTTGTGATATGTTATCAACCCCATATTTTTCTTTTATTGTATTTTTACTTTTATCTTTAATTTTATCTAACTGAAAAATATTATTAACTCCATATTTTTGTTGTGTTGTTTTTTTTCTTTTACAATTTTTACATATGAATTTTTCTAAGGAATTATTTTTATGTAAAATATTATATGCAATATTATATTCAGAATAACATTTATCACATCTCATTTTTATTTTATATTTAGATCCTTTGGTTAAATATTTAACATTAACAATTTTTAATTCATTCACTTTAAGATTATCATAATAATTATTATAATGGTTAATATTTGATGGGTTTATACGAATTTCAATTTTATTTGTTAATACCATATAATATTTTTATTTTATATATAAAAAATATTATGTTAAGTTTTAATCAAATACCCCATTAATTACTTCTAATCATTTAATTTTTTTTAAAATATTGTAGTTTAGTATGATAAATATGGTTTTTTATTCAAAAATAGAAAAATATGGTATTTTTTAAGTTATATATAAAAGAAAAATAAAAATAAATTATGAAACCAGTCCTTATTGTAGAACATTGTATGGACGGACTAAAACCATTAAACGAATCAACCAAAAAAAAAGGTGATTATATTTTAGGTGGGACATTCACAGAATTTAATGTCAAAAATAGAAACGACAGAGTATATACTGCTGAAAAGTTTATCCCCCATTTAAATGAATTATTAGAACGTAAAAAAACCCTTGGTGTTGTTTATGGTGAATTTGACCATCCAGATGTTTTTGACACATCACTATCAAGAGTTTCACACACAATCCAAAACGCTCAATATGTTAAAGAAAGTAACATAGTAACAGGCGAAATCAGATTGCTTAATACCCATTGGGGTAAAGAGGCGAAAGCACTTGTTGATGATGGTTGTCCTATTTTTGTATCAAGTAGAGCCGCAGGTATCACAGAATCTAATGGTACAGTAACTGTAAAAAAATTATTTACGTATGATGCCGTTGCTGATCCAGGCTTTAGTTCAGCAAGAATGGAAGTTAAATCTTTAAACGAAAGTTTAGGATTTAATCAAAAATCTAACTTTAGGATATATGATATATCCGATGAGTCAAAAATTAACGAATTATTTGAAATGAATGACAATTTTGTAACAAAAGACCAAATGCTTGAGTATTCAAATTATCTAACAGAAGAAATCGAAAAATTCAAAGGTGCCATTAATGAATCCATTAAGGATAAAGGTAAATTTGAACCTAAAAAGTTAGATTCAATGCTAGAGTATTATGAAAACTTACAAGTACAACAAACAAAAATTGGACAATATCTTGATTATTTAGCTGAAAAGCTACAATTTGTTGTTAATGAGAATGTTGAATTGAAAAAAACTGCAACCGACTTAATCAAGCATAACGATTATCTTGCTGAAAATTTAGAAAAAGTAGGAAACTATACTGAATATATAGCTGAAAACTTAGATAAAAATATTGATTATGGTAAATATATTGCAGAAACACTAGACAAAAATATCGATTTTTCTGAGTACATCGCAGAGCATGTTGATAAAAATATCAAATACTCTGAATATATAGCAGAGAATCTTGATAAAAACATTGATTATTCTGAGTACATCGCTGAAAACTTGGATAACTCAATTGATTATTCTAAATATTTAGCTGAAAACTTGGACAATTCTATTGTTTATTCAGAGTATGTTGCTGAAAATTTAGATAATAATATTGCATACTCAGAATATATAGCTGAAAATTTAGATAATAATATTGCATACTCAGAATATATAGCAGAGCATGTTGATAATAATATTTCTTATTCAGAATATATTGCTGAGAATCTTGATGATTCAATGGCATATACTAATTATATCGCTGAAAGTTTAGATAAAACAATTGAAAGTGGAAAACTTTTAACTGAAAAACTAAAAGGTGATAAAGTTCTTGAAAACTTCGAATTTGTAAATGAAGAAGGTGAAATTGACGTTACTCAATTTTATGATGAAGAACCTACCGCAGCCGCTGCTGCTCCTGCACCTGCTGGTGAAGAAGTAGTTGAACAACCTGTAGTAGATGGTGATGCCCCAGTTGAAGACTTACCAGTTGAAACTGAACTTCCAACAGAAGAAATACCAAGTGAAGAAGAATTACCAATTGAAGAACCTATTGATGGTGAAGAAGAATTGTTAGGTGAAGAAGAAGTAGATGGTATGCCAAGCCCAGGTGAAGTTGTTGCAGTTGGAGATAAAACAGGTGAAGTTATGGCAACTAATGCTCAGACAGGAATTGTTGTTGTTAAATTAGATACAGTTGACCAAGAAGGAGTACAACAAGAAGTTGAAGTACATGAATCTAAAGTTACTAGATTAAGCAGCAAAGTTACTATGATAGAAAAATCGTTAAAAGAAAATTTAAATACCCTTATTCTTGAAACCAAAAAAAGAAAGGCTTCAGAACAAGATCAACCTCATTTCTTGATGTTCTTAACAGAGAAAAGAAAAGCTGCATATTACGCACTTTCAAATGAAGATAAAACCAAGGTAAAACTTGCTTTAAATGAAAATATTGGTAAATATACTAGCGAAATGCAAGTCATTACAATAATGAACGAAGCATTATCTCCAAAAAGAAAATCATTTGATGAATTATTACTTGATGCAATGCCATCAGACCTTAAACCAATTTGGGAAAAGTTAGACACAAATGTTCAATCACAAATGTTGTCAACTTCAAGGTTATTCCCTGCTCTTGATTCAGTACAAAAATTTGAGAGTTTCTGGTACAGTAGAAATTTAGAAAGGTTAACAAAAGAAAAACCTTCGAAGCAGTTAATTACTGAAAACCGTATAGTTGATGGTTCAAAACTTAGTGAATCTCAATTAGATCGTTTTAAAAATGTATTTGATAAATTGAATTCTTAAAAATAGAAAAAAATGACATTTTTAAAAGAATATATATCAATACAAAAATAAAGACAAAATGTCTTAAAAAAATAAAATAAAAAATGAATTTAATAATTGACAATCAAAAAGCTATCGCTAAATGGAAACCAGTATTGGAAGCTCTAGGTGTAGAAGATCCTTCTAGACAAAAGTGGATGGCAGAGTATGCAGAAATGCACTCATTAAATGAAAATGTTGCTTATAGTACATTAGGTAACATTAATGGTATGGGAGCTGTACAAGCAGCACAGCCAGCAGGAACTCCAGGTTTAGTTTGGGGTGACTACGGTGCTGGAACAGCTGGTGGAATCGGTTCTGGTGATATCGGACAAAACTTACTTCCTGTGAGTATGAAAATTGCTGCTCAAACTATCGGTCTTGACTTGGTAGCTGTTAAACCAGCATCATCGCCAAAAGTTGACTTACTATTCGTAGATTTCAAATATGATAATCTTGATGACTCAACTCTTAAAGATGAAAGACCAATTATGTTCCAATTGAACTTAGCTTCTGGACTTTCAACTCTTAATACTGCATTAAAAGCAGCTATGGCAACTAAATTAGATGCTAATTCACAACCAGTAAGAGAAAAAGTAGGTGGTTTAACTAATCCTCTATATATTCACTTATCAGGGGGTACTTTTACAGTTAATATTGCTAATACAACAGGTACTTTAGCTGCATATTTTGATATTGCTCCTACTGCTGGTGCATCATCAATTCAAGGTTTTGACCCAACATTAACTAATTATCCAGCTAATGGCGCAACTCCTAAAAAAGAAGGTTGGATGGAGTTTTTAGGTTGGTCTCGTATCAATGGATATCCAATGTTTAGAGTATTTAGACAATTTAACACAGGTGCTAATAACGCTGGATTTGGTTTTATTGATGATAGAAATACTTTCCCAACAGCAGCTTATTCAATCGCTGAAATGTTAAATGATGGAGTTGTGATGGAAATTGCAACAACTGCTTCTGTGATTACTCCTGTATCTTTAACAGGTGCTACTATTGATTTGGTATCATTGTTAGAAGATCATATTCCTGGTTTTTCAGCAGGTTGGTACATGAACAAACCTATGACTAGAGACGAGGACGAAAGAACTTATCCTAATTCAATTGGACCAGATATTTTCACTAAAACTATTCAAGTTGGTGACGTTGAAATCACTTCTTCATTGAAGAGAACTCAAATTGAGGATATCAAAGCAGCTACTGGAATGGATATCGTACAAAAATTAGAATCAGTATTGGTTAATGAACTTACTCAAACTATTTCTAAACAAATTGTAGCTAAAGTAACAGAACTTGCTGATAAAAATAGAATTGCATGGACTACTCCTAAAGATGGTTCTGGTGTTTCTAAATTTGACTTCAACGTTGATACTTACTTAGCAGTTGGTGCAGCTACCCCTGGTGGTGAAACAACTCATTCAATCCAAAGAAAACTTATTGCTAAAATCAATAACGCTTCTAACTTTATTGCAACTGAAGGTCGTGTAGGACCAGCTCAATACCTTGTGACTAACGGTAACTTAGCTTCCGTGATTCAAGATGTTGCTGGATATACAATTAACCCAGTTAAAGCAAACTTAAATGCAAACGGACAATTATTCCCTATGGGTAATGTTGGAAATGTTTCAATATATGTTGATCCTTATCAAAGATGGGATGATAACAGAATCTTCTTAGGAAGAAAAAATAGTGTTGAACAACCAGGTTTAGTATTCGTACCTTACTTGATGGCTCAATCAATTCAACTTATCTCTGAAGCAACATGGGCACCTAGAATGCTTATTAGAAGTCGTTATGCAGTCGCAGATATTGGGTTCTTCCCTTGGAAGCAATTCATGACCATAAATGTAACAGACACCGCTGGTGTACTTATCTAATAGATAATAACTTACATATAATAAAAGAAAGAGAGTATTTATACTCTCTTTTTTTATATGAAAAAATTAAACTTATCAGTAAAAATCCAATATAAGCAATAGAATAAATAATATATACATAATGGGAAAAAAATTAACAGAAATTGAATTAATCAACAAATCTAATATTATTCACAATTTTAAATATAAAATTAATTTTAATGGGTATACTAATATAAAAGATAAAGTAGTAATAACGTGTCCTAACCATGGGAATTTTAAGCAAATAATGTCAGACCATTTAAATGGTCGTGGGTGTTCGATATGTGCGGTTGAAAAAAACACAACAAAAAAAAGAAATAATATTAAAGAACTTATAAATAGAGCAAATAAAATACACGATAGTTCATATATTTATAATTTAAATGAGCATAAATCTATGCATGATAATGTTGATATATTATGCCAAAAACATGGAATTTTCAATATGTCATTACATTCACATATAAATAAAAAAAGAGGGTGTAAAAAATGTGCAATAGAAAAAGTTACCATGACAAAATCAGAATTTATACAAATAGCAAATAAAATTCATAATAATAAATATGATTATAGTAAAGTTAATTATATTAATGGTAGGACAAAAATTATTATAATATGTCCAGAACATAGTGATTTTTTACAACTACCACGTGATCATATAAATAAAAAAAACGGTTGTCCAATTTGCAATGAATCAAAAGGAGAAAGGTTGATATCTATATTATTAGATAATTATAATATTAAATATGTCCCACAAAAATCATTTTTTGATTTAAAGTATAGAGGTTTATTATATTTTGAATTTTATTTACCAGAATTGAATATGTGTATAGAATTCGATGGTGAACATCATTTTAAACCTATCACATATTGGGGGGGTGATAAAACATTTAAATTGGTTAAAAAGAGAGATAAGTTAAAAAATGATTATTGTAAATTAAAAAATATCCCATTATTAAGAATATCCCATAAAGATTCAGAATCTAAAATTGAATATGATATTTTATATTTTATAAAAAAATAGATTTCTTTGTACAACTTCTCAGTAAAAATCCAATATATACAATGAAATATTTTATATATAAATAAAGAACCATAAATGATAATTTCAAAATACATAGACGTTAAAATATCAAATAAGAATTTAAAATTTTATAAAAATTTTTTTCCATTATCTAAATCAGGTGATATTATTAATGTTGATGTTAATATATTATCTAAAGGCTCAAAACAGAAAATTAAAGTTAAGTGTGATGTTTGTGAGGTGGAAAAAGAAATGTGTTTTAAAGATTATATAAGAATTACTAAAAATGATAATAAATATTTCTGTTTAAAATGTAAAAATATCAAAACATTAAAAACAGTACAAGATAAATATAATGTAGAAAATGTTTTTCAATTAGATGAAATAAAAATAAAATCAAAAAATACATGTAATGAAAAATATGGGGTGGGTTTTTATCAACAAACTGAACATTTTAAAAATAAAGTAAAAAATACTAATATTGAAAAATATGGTGTTGAATTTCCAATGCAATCGAATAAAATTAAAAATAAAAGTATACATAAACCAACATTAGACAGTATTAATAAAATGAAATCTACTTGTAGTACAAATTACTCGAAAATATTTATTGACAAATCAAATATTATACATGGTAATAAATATGATTATTCCTATTGTGATTATATTAATATGAATACAAAAGTTATTATAAAATGTCCTATTCATGGAAAATTTAATCAAAGACCAAAAGATCATATACATTCTAGTCAAGGTTGTCCAATATGTAAACAATCTAAGGGCGAGTTAATGATAACTAATTATTTAAAATCTCATAATATTGAATTTGTTACCCAAAAAACGTTTAAAGATTGTATAAATAAAAAAATGTTACCGTTTGATTTTTATTTACAAAAATTTAATTTATGTGTTGAATTTGATGGGGAACATCACTTTAGATCTATTGAATTTTTTGGTGGAGATAAAAGTTTTAAAAAACGAAAATTATTAGATAATATTAAAAATAAATATTGTAGTGATAATAACATATTATTACTGAGAATAAAATATACAGATGATATTATTAATATTATTGATTCGTATATTAATAAAATAATTTAAATAAAAAATAATATGATAATAACAAAAGAAGTTAAAGTACGAGTGGTACCTAAAAATATTGAATTATATAAAAAATTAGGTTATGATGTAAATATAAATAAAGATATAATTGTTAAAATTGAAGATTTACCATTAAACTCAAGAAAAATAGTTAATGTTGAATGTGATAATTGTGGTAGTAAAAAAGATATTGGTTTTAATAATTATATGACAGTTTTTAATAAAAAGAAAAAATATTATTGTTCTGATTGTAAAGGTGTAAGTATAAAAGATGGTGTTAATATAAAATATGGGGTAGATAATGTTTTTCAATTAGATGATATTAAGAATAAAATAGTTAAAACATGTGTAAGTAAATATGGGGTTGAACACCACTTAAAAAATAAATATATTTTAGAAAAACAAAAAAAAACAAATTTAGAAAGATATGGTGTAGAATATCAAATGCAAAATAAAGAAACATTAATTAAAAGTCAAGAGACAAATTTAAAAAAATATGGAACTAAGTTTTCTTTTTTAAATAAAGATGTAAAAGAAAAAACAAAAAACACAAATTTAGAAAGATATGGTGTAGAACATCCATTTAAAAATATTGATGTAATAAATAAATCTATATTATCTAAATCTATTGGTATTTTGAAAAAATATAAGGAGTATAATTTAATAAAAATAGAAAATGATAAATATACAATATTTTGTGAAAAATGTAATAATAATTTTATTATTGATTCTCAAAATTTTAGAAATAGAATTAAATATAATACCATATTATGTACCAATTGCAATGAAATTGGTTCATATACTAAAAGTGGATTAGAAATTCAACTTCAAGAATTTATAAAAGAATATTTTAATGATGAAATTGTTTTTGGTGATAGAAACATAATTAACCCATTAGAATTAGATATTTATCTACCTGAATTAAAAATAGCATTTGAATTTAATGGTGTATGGTGGCACAATGAACTATATAAGGATAATAATTATCACTTAAATAAAACTGAAGAATGTGAAAAAAATAATATCCAATTAATTCAAATTTGGGAAGATAATTGGACTCATAAACAAGATATCGTTAAATCAATGATATTGAACAAATTAGGAAAATCTGGTAGAATTTATGCTAGAAAAACTGAAGTTAAAGAAGTTACAGATAACAAATTAGTTAGAGATTTTCTTGATAAAAATCACTTACAAGGTATTGTTGGTTCTAAAGTTAAATTAGGATTGTTCTTTGATAATGA